TCAGGGATATTATAATATAATACTCGGGGATGTTGTTCAGGTACAGACTTCTGAAAATATATCCTTAACCCAACATCAAATATTGGGGATTAGTGGTGTAACTCAAGTACAAACAAGTGAAAATATAATATTATTTGCACATTATACTATAAGTGTTGATAACACTACTCAATCACAAGCAAGTGAAAATGTAATACTATTTGCACATTATATTATAAATGTTAATGATGTTGCTCAATTACAAACCAGTGAGAACATAATATTATTTGCACATTATACTATAAATGTGGATAATACTGTCCAATCACAAACTTCTGAGAATATAAATTTAAGTGCTCATTATAGTCTAATAGTACAGGATTCTACCCAACCTCAAACCGGCGATAATATTACAATAACTTATAATCAGGGAATTTTTGTTTTAATAGTTCAAGATTCTGTTCAATTACAAATAGTAAATAATATTATCCTAATTCAACATTGGGTTTTAGTAGTACAAAGTGTTCTGCAAATACAAACAACGAATGATGTTGCTTTAACTCAACATATATATGGAGTATTAGCAGTACAGAATACAACACATCAAATACAAACATTAGAAAGTATAATATTAGTTCAACATCAAATATTATCAATTAATAGTTCTATCCAAATACAAACAGCGAATATTATTACATTAAATCAAAATTATATTTTATTAGCGCAAAATATTATTCAGTTACAAAATGCTCAAAGTGTAATATTACTTGCTCATTACAATGTTATAGTTAATAATTCTGTTCAATCGCAAATAACACAAAATATTATATTAACACAACATCAAATATTATTAACTAGTAATGCGATACAAATACAAACATCTGATAACGTTATATTGGATGCACGTTATAGTATTATAACTAATAATATTATTCAATTACAAGATACCAACGATATAATATTAATGGCTTATAACCCGATTCTCGGGATTTTTAATGGTATTCATACACAAATATCAGACAATATAAATCTTTTTGCTCATTATGTTTTACAAACAATTGATAATGCTACTCAATTACAAATTGCTAGTGATATAGTTTTAAGCCAGAACAATATATTATCAATCAATAATGTAATACAATCACAAACTTCTGACAATATAACTATAACAGGAAATATACCAACATACATATTAGCAATAAGTGATGTAATACAGTTACAAACATCTAGTCAAATCTTTATTGGTAAATTTGATATCTCGATTGATAATTCTTCTCATACGCAAATAGCTACTCGGATTGTTTTAATTTATTTTAGAATACCTACGGGTAGATATAGAAGATTATATATTAAAGCCGAAAATAGAAATTATACTATAGAACATGAAAACAGAATAATCCATATTGAATATGAAAATAGAATAACCCCTGTATTAAAAGATGACTATGATATCGACATTGAATTGGAAAATAGAAATTATACCATTGAATATGAAAATAGAACATCTTATATCAAATATGACGATAGAATAATTTATATTGAATATGAAGATAGAATAATTTATATAACGAAAGATAACTAAACCATAAATAAATTAAATTTCCCTAAAAATATACAATCTTTTCATATAGGAGATAAACAATATGAGCAATAGTAATGTATTTCAGAAAGATTCAAATGCCGTTTTGGATTACGGATTTGATTGGTCACAGTGGTTAGATGACGGAGAAATTATTCTTGACCATCAAATTGTTACATCTCCATGTGGCATAGTTGATGTTTATAGTACAACTACAACCGCAGGAAGTGTTATTGTATGGTTATCAAGTGGGTCTGTTGGAACAAGATATTCTGTCGCTTGTAAAATTGAAACAAGTGCTTCTCGAATAGATGAGAGAACAATAAAAATTGACGTGAAGGAAAGATAATCGTTCTGGCGGGGTCAAACTCCGCCAGAGTATATAAAAGTCTAATTTTATGAAGGCGAAATAAAATGGAAAATAATGAAAAAGAAAAATACTACTGCCGAAAATGTATGAAATCTCTCCCGGAAGATAATTTTTATCAAGCTATGGACGGTGGTTTAGTAGATAGTAATACCAAATTTTCTGTGTGTAAAAACTGCGTACAAGATATTTTTGATATTGTATATAAAGAATTAAACAGCATGGAAAAAACAGTACATCGTCTATGCCAAATATTTAATATTAAATTTACAAACGAAGCTCTTGATGCTACAAAATCTCATATACAAACCATGTTAGAAAATGGGAAAAATGTAAAAGCTATATTTTCGATTTATCTGATGAAGCTAACGGCTACTAAAAAATCGATGAACAAGGGCGGTGTAAACGATTTTCAATATGAAGATGTAGGAACTATTTTCACAGAAAAACAAATTGATACTTCAAGTGTTCCAATGCCTATGGAAATTGTTAAATTTTGGGGAAACGATTTGAGTAGGGGAGATATTGAATTTTTAGAAAACGAATATACTGAATTTAAAAATACACATTCGGCGGACACCAGAGCGGAGGTTGTTCTTCTGAAACAAGTGTGTTATACGCTACTGAATATTAAAAAAGCAAGACTCGCCAGTGACCCAACAGATAAACTTGTAAAAGAATTACAAGATTTAATGAAAAGTTTGACTATATCTCCAAATGTCGCTAAATCTAACGCTTTAAATGCGGGAGGCGACAGCTATGGGCAATGGATTGCGGATATAGAACGTAGTGAGCCTTCACAATGGTTGCTCTCTGACCCTCGTGGACAAATTTATAGAGACGTGGGTGATACAGATTCTTATTTTGAAAAATATATTGTACGCCCTCTCAGGGGATTTATTACAGGAAGCCGTGATTTTAACGTTGACGAAAATGAAGAAATAGAAAGAGAATTTGACGATAGAGAAGTAAATAATTTTGTGAATCTCGATGAGGAAATAAATTAATAACTAGTAATAAACTGTAGCAAATAGGGTCATTCCCGAAAAGCATATTCTGAATGTCTGTTGCTACAGTATTATATTTCAGAACTTATTACAGAGATAAGGAGAAAAAATGAATAGCGGAATCTATTGTATTGAAAATTTAATAAATGGTAAAAAATATATAGGGAGCGCGTCTAGTTTATTCGCTAGAAAATCCGACCATTTTTATTGTTTAAAAAATAATAAACATAATAATACTCATCTACAAAGAGCATATAATAAATACGGACATGAAAATTTTATTTTTAAAATTCTAATTATTTGTGAAATATTTGAATTAAAAAAATATGAACAATTTTTTGTTGACTTTTATAAACCTGAAATTTACAACATTTGCTTGAAGTGTGTCGATTCTAGATTCGGTGTAAAAGCGTCCATAAAAACAAGAAAAAGAATTATAAAAAATCACGCCGACATCTCTGGAGAAAATCATCCGATGTATGGGAAGCATCGTTCAGAAGAAACTAAGAAAAAGCTATCGGAAATTAATAAGGGTCAAAATAATCCTAATTATGGAATTCCCAAATCAAAAGAAACAAAAGAAAAAATTTCAATAGGGAATAAAGGAAAACATCGTTCAGAAGAAACAAGAAGAAGATTGTCTGAATCTCTGAAAGAATACTGGAGGAAAAAACATGAAGAAAACAAAGAAATCATCAACTCCTCCACTTAAAAATATGAAGCCATATTCCCGAAGTAATGAATCCTTGAAATTTCTCGGTGAAAAGGAAATGACAAAGCAGAAACGAGACCGTATAAAAAGTTGGACCAGCTTCTATAGGCAAAACCCATCGTATTTTGTAGAGCATTATATGGAAACACCTTTATATCCTTTTCAGCGCTTTTGGATTAATTTAATGGCTAGGTCCACGGAGTTTGTGGGTATAGCTTCTCGTGCCAGTAGTAAATCGTGGCTTATAGCGGTGTATTCTATTGCTAGATGCATTTTGTATCCTGGCACAACCATAGCATTAGCTTCTTCTACAAAAGCACAGGCTGGTCTTATTATTTCTGAAAAATGCAGGTCTTTACGAGACGAACACCCCAACATTGCCAGAGAATGTTCTAACCTTGTTTCTAATCAGAACCAATGGCGTATGGATTTTTTCAATGGTTCCAAAATAAATGTTGTTGTTTCTGGAGAAGGGGGCAGGGGGCACAGGTCCAATGTGACAGTCTTGGAAGAAAGACGTTTAATACCCAACGAAATTATAGATTCTATTATCCGTCCCTTTCTTGTTTCACGCCAAGCACCTTATATGAAAAATCCTAAATATTCAGAAATTGCAGAACTTAGAGAGGAACCACAAGAGATTATTATTTCTTCTGCACATTACAAATCATATGAATGGTATCCAGAAACGAAGAAATTCTTAAAAATGATTGCAGACGGGGATACTAATACCAAAGCATTGTTTTTGGATTACCCGATTTCAATTCATCATGGTATAAAGACAAAAAATCAGATGATAAGAGAGAGGTCCAATATGGACCCCATAACTTTTTTAATGGAGTATGGAAATATACCTTATGGTTCTTCAAGTCTTTCTTTTTATAAACTCGGACTATTCGATAGAAATATAAAAAGAAGTTGGAGACCAATCAGGGATGAAGTATATTTGACAACCAGAAAAAATAACTATGATATACCAAAACTATCTGATGAAATGCGCATAGTCTCTGTTGATATTGCTATGAGGGCAGGTTCTACAAACGATAATACTATTATAAGTTGTGGTAGATTATTACCTAGTAAAAAAGGTTGGATGACAGAAATAGTTTATATGGAATCCCACAATGGTAAAAATACTAATTTACAAGCTTTAAGAATAAAACAAATATTCGAAGAATTTCAAGGAGATGCTCTCGTTCTAGATTTAGCGAGTGCAGGAATAAGTGTTTTTGATGCACTAACTTCAGTAACAAAGGATGAAATAAGAGGAGTTGAATATAAACCTTATACCGTAATGAATTCTGCATTAGTTGACCAGAAAGTATATGATGAATTAATAGGTAGAACACTCGGAAGAGATGCGTTTGCCTGTATATTTCCTATCTCTGCTACTGCTCCTTTAAACTCTCTAATTGCTGTTAAATTTAGAGAGAGATTAAAGAAAAAATTAATCGCATTTTTAATTGATGATAATAGCGAAGAAGAATTTTTAATAAGGTCAGGAAATAAAGATATCTTAGACCAAGACGATACTGGTATTAGAGCATATCTATTACAATCCCATCTACAAACAAGCTTATTTATAAACGAGAGTATCGCTTTAGAAATGGCTCCCGCAAACGGTTTAGTAAAATTGGTCGAACCAAGTGGTGCTAGAAAAGACCGTTATACATCTGTTAGTTATCTTAATTACTATGTATCTTTAATGGATATTGAATTATTAGGATTTAGATATAACGAATGGGATGATGAGGAAGCTTTTCTAGGTGTGTCGTTTGTAGTATCAGGAGGTTAAATATAATTGAACGGATAGAAATTGTGTCATGAACAATTTTGAAAAGAATAATCCTAAATTCCTTCCGTTCAATAAATATATTAGGAAATTACCATAGGAGGTAATTATGCTAAAAAGTATTTATACTAAAACAGGAATTTATTGTATTGAAAATATAGTTAATGAAAAGAAATATATTGGAAAAGGAAAAAATATAACAACAAGATGGTCTGACCATAAATGGAAATTAAAAAATAAAATTCATGATAACAAACATCTTCAAAATGCGTGGGATAAATATGGAGAAGAAAATTTCAAATTGTGGATTATAGAAGAATGTAAAGAAAGCGAATTAATAGAAAAAGAAATTTTTTATATTTCTCTATACAATACAAAAAATACAGGTTATAATATGACAGATGGAGGAGACGGAATTCCCGGGCATATACATTCTGAAGAAACAAAAATAAAAATGTCTAATTCTCAAAAAGGTAAAAAACAAACGAAAGAACAAATAAAAAAAAGAAAAAATACAATTATAAATTGGACCGACGACCAAAAAGAAATTGCTTATATAAACAGGTCGAATGGTCACAAGAATCATATCGTTTTAGAAAAAACAAAAGAAAAATTGTCGGAATACTTTAAAAACAATCCTTCAAGAAAAAAGGGCAAATATAAACACTCCGAAGAAACCAAAAAGAAACTCTCCGAATCTTTAAAAAGATATTGGTTAGAAAGGAGAACACAAGATGACAGATAAAACAAATGAAGAAAATTTAATCAGTGAAGAAAATGTTTGGTCAGTTATAGAGTTTGCTCGTGCAATGACAAATATGTACGGACAGGGCTATTTAACCCCCGAACTTATTAATCAACGCATGCGTGATATTACCCTAAATCCAATGGCGGCTACAGAAAGTGAACTTAATACAGCACTTTCTTCGCCTAAAGATAGCGAATTGCAACTTCGCTCTTTTTCTCAAGATTTCGAAATGAAATCTATGGTTTATAAAAGGCTTATCACCTATATGGCTGATATGCTTGCGTTTGATATTACATATACATCAAGTGCAGAACTTAAAGATTATGAAACCCCGAAATATAAAAAAGACCTAAAAACAGTAGAAGACATTCTAGAAAAATTCGCTTATAAAAAAGAATTATCTATTGCTGTTAAACAAATGGTAAGGAATGATGCATATTTTGCTGCTATTAGAGATTTAGGAGATAGTATTGTTTTACAAGAACTTCCTGCCGATTATTGCAAAATAACCGGAAGATGGGAAGGTGGCTTTCTATTCAGTTTTAATATGTTTTGGTTTTTAATTCCTGGGGTTGATATCAACATGTATCCAGATTTCTTTAGAAAGAAATATAAAGAAATATGGGTAAACGGAAATCAGCAAAAACCATATATACCTTCCATGCCACCGGAGATGAGAAATTCGACTTGGATTTATTGGGTTGATATTCCTATCGATGTTGGTGTATGTTTTAAATATTCTCCTGAACTCGCAACTAGATTGCCATATTTTACACCTTTGTTTAGTGATTTGATTTTACAATCTTTAATGCGTAATCTTCAAAAGCAAGCAACTATGGCTGCGGCAAGTAAAATGATTATCGGTCAAGTTCCAATGCTAAACAGAGACGCTAAAGCAAGTGTAAAAGATATGATTGCTATTAGCCCTGATTTACTTGGTAAATTCTTAGCATTAGTAAAAAGCAGTATTAATGAAGCTATTAAAGTTGCTTCTGCGCCTTTGGAAGATATGAAGGGTATTAGTTTTGACTCAGAAAATGAGTTATACGATAGTTATTTAAAAACAACACTGGCTTCTAGTGGTGTAAACACAAACTTGATATTTACAAGCGATATTAAGCCAAATGTTCTTGAAACTCAATTGAGTTTGAATGTTGATGAGCAAATGATGACAGCGCTATATGACCAATTTAATATCTTTATGAATTATTATATTAATAAATTCACTAAGATGTTTAAATTTAAATTTGTTTTTGAAGGTACACAATTTTTCCTAAACAGACAACAAAGATTAGAATCTATAATGACTTTGTTTAATGTGGGGATTATTTTACCTCAAAAAATAGCGGCTGCTATAGGAATGAAACCCGCTCAATTAAGAAAACAGTTGGAAGAAGCACAAGGGAGTGGGTTTATGGATTTGATTAAACCACCCGCTCTCGAAGGTCAAAAGCAAATAGCGGAAATAACAGGTAAACAGCAAAAAGATTTAACTGACCAAACTGCTAAAAACCAGCGGGAGTTAGCAGACCAAACTGCTAAAAATCAAGAAAAGGTTGCAGAAAAACAAGCTAAATTGAATCCAAAACCTGCCCCCGGTGTACCCGGTGTGGCAACTCCTG